TAACTCAACAACCAAGTTTTCAATATTCATTTACATTCCTTACATTGACATTTATTGGTTACGCATGGACATTGTTCATCGGATGCAAGTAGTCCGCTACCTTTACACCAGTAGCACTCATTGTTCATATTGTAGTCCTTCCGTAATTAAGTCCTCAACCACAAGTTTAGGTACGCGCAATACAAATGCGGCATTATCTTGGAAGCCGAAACTAATAAGCAAGTCTTCGCCTTGTATAGCGGCACCAACGGCAAACTCTACTTGACCATCTAGGAAACTAAATGGCTTAGTTAAACCAATAAAGTTGAACTGTTCATCCCACATTACAATGCGGTGGCGATAAATTGCATCCTTTTGTTCAAGATAATTCTTAAATAAGTCCACTTCATGCGTAACGCATAAGTAGATATTGCCCCACTTAATAACCTGCGACCCGCCTCGTTGATCTTTTACGGGTAGTACAAAATGTCGTACCGCTAATTGTTCGGTATCTTGTCCAAATGGACTGGAATATACGACTTCGGTAGGCAAAGTCCACTTTATGAAAGTGTAAGGTTTATCTAAAACAGGCATCCAATTCTTTTCGCAGTACGATGTATCAGGCTCAGGCGCTTTAATGCGCTTGCGGTGGATTTCACGGGCAGTCCAGTTATCTTTATCCAAGTCAATCTGGGTATATTCCATGCGACCTGTTCCGTTGGTCGTAGTATCGCGGCGCACTCCAATAAGGAAGTACTCACCATTCCATTGGACTACGCGAGCATCCTCTAAACCTACAAACTCCCAGATGGGTTCATGTAAGGTTTGCATCTCAACGCGAGTAAAGTCGGTCATAACAAGTTCGCTATCAAGGCGACATAAATAGTTTTCCGTAACAAGGCGTTGGTCTTTTTCGGGATGCAAATAACTTAATGGACCAAACCTGCTGGAAAACCTTTGTTTGCCCTCGGCGTGGTAAAGTGTGTAATTAACATGACGAAGATTAACTAAGATGTCGCCATCAGAATCTATAAAGATAGATGGATTCATCAAACCTGTACCTGATGTTAAACCATTAGGAATAACGATTGGTGCTAATTTGCCACCACTTTCAACTGCTCTTCTAACTAAGTTCATAAGCAAACAATACCAATAGGAGTCAAAATGGGTCTGCTTGACCGCATAGCGAAACGCGTCGCTGATGAGATTATTAAGGCACCAAACTTGCCAGCAGGTACAGGCATTATGACCGAACAACAAATGCGCGCTGTTGGTGGTATTGCTACGCAACAATATGGAACAGTAAGTACTCCATTACCTCGTAACCCAATGCTTGCAAGCGTGCCTTTTGCTCCAGGTTTGCCGCTTATCCCATCGGCTCTTAATCCACTAAATCCTGAAACTGGTCGTCCTGACCCACGCCGTTATGAATATCAAGTAGCACAAAACATCAATGTTACTGAAACACGATTAGTTCCTTTTAAGACTTTACGCGCTGCCGCTGATCAAATTGACATTCTACGCCGTTGTATTGAAGTCCGTAAGGCAAAATTGACTGGGCTTGACTGGGATATTGTCCTAAGCGAATCCGCATCCGAAAGAATTATTGCTGAGGCTGGCGGTAATCATTTACGCGCAATGGCTGAGGCTCGTGAAAAGTTTGCACCCGAGATCGCTCGTATGCGCCAGTTCTGGGAAACGCCAGACCCACAAAACGGATTAGCATTTGTGGATTGGCTTAGCATGGCGATTGAAGAAATTGATGTCCTTGATGCGTGGGCTATATGGCCACAAATGACCGTAGGCGGGGAAATCAAAGGCGTACAAATTCTAGATGGTTCAACTATTAAGCCACTATTAGATGATCGCGGTATGCGTCCAATGCCTGAATCTGGACCAGCATTCCAACAAATACTTTACGGATTCCCTCGTTCTGAGTTTGCAGCAACGATTGATGATGAAGCCGCAGATGGTCAATTTACTTCTGATGAACTGGCTTACTTTGTGCGCAACCGCCGCTCAATGAGCGTATATGGATTGTCGCCAGTCGAACGCGCATTACCTTTGGCTGATATTTATCTACGCAGACAACAATGGATTCGCTCAGAGTTTACAGACGGCACTATGCCTAAGTCATATTTGGAATTGCCTGAGTCGGCGGCTATGACCCCTGATCAGATTCGTTCATACGAGAACATTTACAATGATGATCTATCGGGTCAGACTGGTAATCGTAACCGCCTCCGTATTCTAGTTCCTGGCGGTAAGTTAAACTTTGAAGAAGGTTATTCAGAAAAGTTTAGCGATGCGATGGATAATTATTTGATCGCATCTATTACTGGTCATTTTGGCGTACTACCTTCTGAGATTGGATTTAACGGTTCAGGCGGACTAGGCGCATCAGGATTGCAGGATGGTGAGTCAGCATCAGGCGAAGCAATTGGAGTAATTCCTACCGCTAACTGGATATCACAGATGATCAGCGCATTGTCATATCGTTGGTTAGGTATGCCACGCGAGTTAGAGTTCCGCCTTGCACCAAGCGAGCGCACCAATACTGCTGAAACCGCAACACGCGATGAAATCCGTAAGCGTTCAGGCGGTATGACTATTAACGAGTCACGCGCAGAACAAGGACTACCTTTGGTTGATACTCCAGAGGCTGATATGCCTATGCTTATTTCAGGCGCAAGCGTGTATGTATTTACGCCAGAAGGATTGGTAACCGCTGGTACTCCGCTTGACCCATTCGGTATGGCGATTGAAGAAGAACCAGTAGCCGTAGATGATGAGGCACAACCAGTACCTCCTAACGGCGAGGAACAGCCAGCACCTACTGAACAACCACCAACCGACTCGGTTGATGATGAAGCGGTGGAAGAAGTTAAAAAGTTCATTCGCTGGGTACGCAAGGGAAATCCTACGCGCCCATTCGAGTTCAAGTCTTTAGAGCCAACATACGCTGATGTACTTAACAAGTTTGTTGAAACAAACGACCTTGATTCAGCGCGCTGGTATGCCGAGTGTTATCTAGGCATCTAGTATGTATTGGTCATCATACGCCGCAACAATACGCGTAGCGGTAAGTAACGCGGGTCGTATTAGGCGCGCATTCAAGTCTGTCCTGCATGGTGATGAAATAGCCCGTCAATGGGTTGAATCCCACCCCACAGGTGGCTCAATCTCGCCACAAATGGCTAGAGATTGGGCGCGTATTCATATATCAGTAAGTCAAAAACCTCTGCAAAATGCACTCGCTCGCTTATATGCAGAAGGTTATGTGACTGGTGATTACGCGGCTGAGTCCAGACTCGCTCGCCTGATAGGTTTGCGTAAGGCACCTACTGTTAATGCTGGCGTGGTTGATTGGTCAAAATGGAAACCTGGAAATAGAGCCGCAGCACTTTTAGTAAAACCTAAAGGCGGTCTGCGTAGTTTATTGGACAGAGAAAGAATAGTTGTTGCCGATACGATACTAGATACCAAACTGGATAGAATTGGCACAGCATTAGCAAAAGGCTTGGAAGAAGGCTGGACTCCAAACAAAATAGCGCAAATGATTGATACGGTTATAGATGACCCACAACATGCGTTGGTTATAGCCCAAACCGAGATGAGCCGAGCCGTATCCGTTGCAACCCGCGATAGATATGAAACTGCTGGGATAGGGCAAGTTGAATGGCTGGTTGCAGAAGGTTGCGATGTATGCCAAGAAAATGCGGATGTTGGACCAATTGATATTGGCGACACTTTCCCATCAGGCGATAGTGAACCGCCAGCACATCCAAATTGTATGTGTGCATTAGCACCTTACTACTCACCCGATGATCCAAACGACTCAGGTGAATTGGGTGATATTCAGATAGATATAGAGTTCTAAGCAGTATACTTACTTAAAAATAGGAGAGAAAATGGCAAAAGATTACGCTAATGGTTACGCATCCATTGTCAAGTATGACAAAAATGATGATGGAACCCTTATGGTATACGGTAACGCTACAGATGACACGCTAGACCTTGACAGTCAAATCTGTGACCCAGCGTGGCTTGATAGCGCGATGCCAGCGTGGTTTAAGTCAGGCGGAAATGTGCGAGAGATGCATGGTCCATCCGCGGCTGGCGTTGCTAAAGAATATGAAGTCAAATCAGGACAACATTTCATTGGAGTTCATGTTGTAGACCCTATCGCGGTAAAGAAGGTAGAAGCCCGCGTGTACCAAGGATTTAGTATTGGTATTAAGAATCCTCGCGTTGTGCGCGACACTAAAGCGGCAAATGGTCGCATCATTGACGGAAGCATTATTGAGGTCAGTTTAGTAGATCGTCCTGCAAATCCGTCAGCAAAACTAATTTTGGCTAAGTCGGTTGAAGGCGAGTCTACTTTGATGCAGGTTGAAGAATTGCATGAGTACAAAGCACCGTCACCTAGTGAAATCTTTAAGCATGGTGACCACGACCAATCCGACCACAATCCAAATGCTGGTGGCGGAAGTTCATCTAGCGAATCATCATCTGGTGGTAGCCGTGATAATCAAGTTGCAAATAATGAAGTAAGAAACGCTGATGAAACTAGGGTTGGATTAAACAATGCTTCCGAGTTTTTAAGAGATATTGATGATGACAAAGCACAAGATGCCGCAGATGCATTAAGAGAAGCCGCTAACGCTATGGATAACGCGATAGGTGAATTACAAGATGCACAAGACGAAAAATCAGATGGAAGTCATGCCGCAAGAATTGAAGATGCAATACGCGAAATGGAACAAGCAAGCGCATTAATTGACAGAGCAGGTGAATCTTTACAAGAGTCTACATACGAAGGCGAACCATCTAGCGAATTTGATGTAGATGAACTTGGTGATTATTCAATGGAAATTGAAGAAACCGTGGATGCATTAGAAGCATATTTAGATGATTTCTATGGTCGTGGAGATGAAAAGTCAGCAACAACTAAAACCTCGAAAGGGTCAAAGATGAAAAGAATAGATAGAATAAAGGTATTGGCTAAGTCTTTGACCGCAGACCAAATCCTTGAATTAACAAACTCATTTGCAGAAATATTAAAGTCATTGGATATGCCTATGAATGGTGAATCAAAAGCGGTTCCATCACGCGATGAAATGATTGAACGATACGCCGCAGCGCGTAAAGCCCTAGACGATATTACAATGGAATGTAAGGCTAACGGCTACGAAGATATTGAAAAAGAATATGGCGAAACCGCAGAACAAGAAACCGCAGAAGGTCCAGCGGTAGCCGCTGAGACGGCGGAAGAAGAAGTCGAAGAAGCCAGAGAACAAAAACCAGCAGACGAAGCAAAAGCCGTTGATGCTGAGGAAGAATCCGAAGAGGATAAGAAAAAGAAGAAAGTTTCCAAGGATGACGAAAAGGAATCTGAGGAAGACGAAGCGATGAAATCGCTAGTCGATCGAGCCGTTAAGAGTGCTATGGAATTGGTACGAGCCGAGATTGATACTTTGCGCGCAGAAAAAGAGTCTGCGGTAGAGAAGTCAGTAAAACTTGAGACCGAACTAACCACAGCATTATCCAAGACAGTCGCAGGTGGTCCAAAGCGGACAGCGACTACTTATGGCGCAGAGTCAAATGAATATCTCGTAAAGGCACTTACCTACAAGGCTAAGGCTGATGCGACAACCGACCCAGTTTTGCAAAAGGGTTACCGCGATTTGCATGAGGAATTCATGGCAAAAGCAAACCCAGCGCAAAACAAATAACACCTTAACGAAAAGGAACTTAACTTATGGCACAGATGCCTAAAGCAAAAGACTTGTTCGGTGATGTGGCACCACGCGAAGCAGCAGAACTTCAAGAGCAATATCTTGGAGAACTAAATAAGTCATTCGCTAATGCTTCACACACCCCAGGTCTAGCACCACAAGCAGACCCACTTTCACAGATGGAAGCACTTGTAGCAAACAAGTCACTTTCACCTGATGCAGTTGGCGCACTTAACACAGCACTTGCAACACAGCGTGCAATCTCAGCGGATATCGCTAAGGAAATTACGCTAACAAACCCACTTTCAACATCATTCGCAGCGTTTGACTTGGAAGCACCTGCAAAGTTGCTTACACCTCGTCCAACACCTTTGCGTAACAAGATCGTTCGTAAGAAGGGTGTCGGTACATCACACCGCATCAAGCGCATCACAGGTTACACAGGTACAGGAACTGGCGGACAAGGAAATATCTGGCCAGGAATTACACAGACCACCCAGAACAACTTTGCTCCAGGTGCATCTACTCCACTTATGTACGAGCGTGGACCACAGATTTCGTACACAGCGGATGATCTAATCCTGCCTTACAACTCATACTCACTATCTGATCAAGTTTCATTTGATGCAAACTTCTCAGGTCTTGGATATCAGGATCTTCGTCAGTTGTCATCTACATCTACTCTCTACGCAACAATGCTGATGGAAGAGCGCATGATGCTTATGGCACGCGGAACAGCATCAGGATACTCAGGAGCACTTGCTTCACCTGTCATCACAACAACTGTTCGTGATAAGACATCAACAGAAGCAAACATCACAGGTATTTCTGGTGGAAAGATTTATGTCTATGTCACCGCAGATGCAGGTGCATTTGGTGAGTCTGTCTCACTTGCTGGTGTATCAACAACAGTCGCAGATAATGCAAAGGTTGTCGATGTAAACATTACTGGCGTATCAGGTGCAATTGGATATAAGGTCTATGTATCAACAGGTACAACAGACCCAGGCCGCGTTGCTGCATTCTTTGATGGTCGTACAGCAGCCGCTGGAACAGCCGTATTTACAGTACAGGCTGCTTTGCCAACAACTGGCGCAGTTCCACCAGCATCAGATACATCTGCTTATGCAACAGGTTATGACGGAATTCTTCCAACAGTTCTTAATCCTGCAATTTCAGGTTCAATCAACGCAATCAATACAACATTCTCCACCTCTAACCCAGGTAACGAATTCCAAGTTGTATTTGGACAACTCTACGAGGCTGTTAAGGCTGACCCAGATGAGATTCTTCTCAATGGTGCAGATCGCAAGCAACTCTCAGACACAATCAAGAATGGCTCAACAGCCAACTATCGTTTGACACTTGCACAAACTGAGACTGGCGATTATGTCGGTGGTGCAGTTATCGGTGCATTGAACAACGAGATCACAGGCAAGATGGTAGACCTTACAGTTCACCCTTGGCTCCCACAGGGCGTTGCTCCTGTTCTTTCCTACACACTACCAATTCCTGACACAGAGGTATCTGATGTTTGGGCAAATGTGCTTGTGCAGGACTACATGGGTATCCAATGGCCTGTCAATCAATTCTCATACGACTTCTCTACATACTTCCGCGGAACATTTATGTGCTACGCGCCAGCATGGAACGGTGTCGTTTCAGGAATTGTTGCTGCTTAATTGAAAGTACTCCTGAGCATGAGTTAAAACTGCTCACCACAATATGATTCCCTCTCGTCCAACGGCAGGACAACAGCCTTTGAAGTTGTGAATCATAGTTCGAATC